TTTATATTTAAGTTTAGGTGATACATTAAATTTTATAAATAATGATTTAGAAAATAATGGATTATACATAAAAAATGAAGATGAGATGCAATCAGTAGGTGGTGTTGGAATTATTAGTTCTGATATATATTATAGAATTGGTGGATATGATGAAAGATATAAGGGTTGGGGATTTGAGGATAGTAGTTTTTTTAATCATAAATGTATAGGATTAAATATTAAAATAGAAAGAATTGGAAGTCATCTAATACATCTTTGGCATCCTTTGGCTAAAAGACTTGAAAATTATTATAATAATTCTGCAATATATGATTCATATAGTAATAAAAACACACAAGATTTTATTAATGAGTTAGGATATTCACATCTTTCAAATGATATTGATTACAGTAAAATAAAAATTGTAACTAATTATTCTAGTAACGAACTTGTTTTAGAATCAGAGAATTTTTATAAAAATGTTGATTTAGAAAGTATTAAAATTGATGGTAGAACTGGAATGTATGGAGTTTCTTTTTTTGAACATATTATAAAAAATCTTAATTCTTGTGATTGGATGATTTATATTGATGAGGATTGTTTTATTACTGACGTGTCAGCAATGTTAGACTTATTATTTTATCAAATAGAAAATAATATTGCTTTTTCAGGAATGCCTGATGGTGGCGTAATAAGTCATAGATTTCATAATCCAATATCTATAAACGCATTTTTCACTATTATAAATCTAAAAATGTTAAGAAATGTATATAATGGTCATAATCAATTGTATGGTAATGATTTGGATAAATTTATACCATTAAATTTAATTAAAACTGATATACCAGAACATGAAAAATATTCAAGAACTATAGCAGAAGGATTTAAACCTTACGGTGTTATTTATGATAATTTTGAACCTTATTATAAGGTGTTTTTTTCATTGTTAAGAAATGGTGGAATTCCACTTTATCTTGATGCAAATGATTCGGATATTGATGATTTAACGACAGTACTAAAAAATCATAAAGGTGTGGAGTTTGCATATCACACCTGGTTTGCAAGAAGTTGGACATCAAAAGAAAATAAGGATAGAATATTGAATGTTATAAATTATTGTAATTCTATAAAAAAATAAAATTGACAAATGTTAAAAATATTAAATGCACACTATGGAAATTTGGATATTACTGATGTTTTAAATAGTAAGATTGAAAATGGCAAATTAATAATTCATGCATCTAATTTTGTTTTTGGTGATCCACAGCCTGGTTGTAAAAAAGTTTTGAGGATGAGATATTCAGTAGATAATATTATTAAAGAGAATGATATTAATGAAAATGATAGCATAACAATAGAATCAAATAGTGATATATCTGAAATAAAAAAAACTTATAAAAATATATTTTTTTATTGGGATGGATTTTTATCAAAGAATAGAATGAAAATGTTAGAAGAAGTTCTTTACTCTACTAGATTATTTAATCCAGATAGACCAATTTATTTAATATCTAATAGCATTTCACAAGATAATATTAATAATAGTTTTAATATTAAAGTTATTAAATGGAATAATTTATTTTTTAATGAAAGTGAAATACCACCATCATTTTTAGAGGATAGATATTTTAAAGCTGGTCCAAGAGAATTTTCAGATCTACTTAGAATTGTGCTATTACATAAATTTGGTGGTTCTTATATTGATTCAGATGATCTTTGCATAAATAAAATGTCAGAAACTAGAAATATAATTTGTAGATCATATGATCCTCATACATGTTTTTATAATAATTTAACTGCGGAAGATTGCATTGATGGAAAATATCGTGAAATAAGAGGATATGATCATATTACAATGTTTCCTAGAAATGATTGCTGGCAAAATTTTGAGCCAAATCATTATATGTTAAAAGACTTATTAACGAATGAAAAATTTTTAAATTCAAGTAGTGTTATTGGTATATGTGATAACTTTTCTTGGCAGTCATTGTCATTAGAAACAGTTAAGAAAAATATTGAAAAAATTGGTGTTGACTTTACTTTCGGATTAACATTATTATACGTTTACGAAGCCCATGTTTCAGTTTCATCTCAATATGATATGTGTCATTTTGGTGGAGAAATGTGTGATATTTATAATGACTTACCAAATATTAAAAATTATGAATGGGGTAAGTATAGATGTAAAAAAGAAACAGCAGAAAATTTTTATAATTTAGTTATAAATAAATATCCATATTTGTCACATTTATGGCTTCATTCTAAGGATGCTGAAAAAGAATGGTTTATAGATATTGATGAGAATGATGAATATTTGCTAAGCACTTGGTTATATTATTTTGTGAGACAAAAAATAAAATTTTATATTGAAGAAAAAATAAAAAATAAATTTTCAGTAATAATACCAACTCTTTGGAAGTCTAATTTCATATATAAATTATTAGATGATTTAGAATCATCATCCTATGTTGGTGAGATAATTCTAATTGATAATAACAATGAATATGATAAACATATTGAAAAATATTATACTAAAATTAATTTAGTTCGATCTGAAACTAATTTATATGTTAATCCATCTTGGAATATTGGTGCTAATTTAGCAAAATATGAAAATTTAGTTATATGTAATGATGATATTAATTTTGATGCTGATTCAACGTTAAGTTATATTTCTACTGTAATTGATGATGTTGATATTATCGGCTTAGATATTAATAATTTTTATAGTGATAAATGTGATCCAATGTTGAAAAAAATTGAAGGGCGACCTTCTTGTTGGGGATGTTTAATGTTTATTAAAAAGAATAAATGGATTTACATACCAGAATCACTTAAAATAGCCTGTGGTGATGATTTTTTATTGAAATCATATTCTGATAATGCTTATATGATAACAAATATCTCTGTTGATGGAGAAATATCTGCAACATCTATTCTGCCAGATTTTTTTAATTTGTCATTTAAAGATATTGATTTGTATAATGAATATATAAAAAATGTCAAAATATCTATTTTAACTTTAACTTATCAAAGACATGAATATTTAGAAGAAGCTATACAATCTTTTCTTTTACAGAAATTTGACGGTGAATATGAAATGGTTATAATAAATGATTCTATTGATGTTGAATATGTTTCTGAATATGAAAATGTTAGAGTTATAAATTGTAAAGATAGATTTCCAACTATTGCATCAAAAATAGAATTTGGGTATAAACAATGTAAATATAATTATATTTATAGATTAGATGATGATGATTTACTTGCACCTAATGCATTATCATTAACTAAGAAGTATATTGATAATAATCCATTGTGCGAAATATATAGATCGAATTATCATTATTTCTATTCTAATAATAAATATGAATATTGTTGTGATAATATTAATAATGGAAATACATATACAAAAAAATATTTAGATAGAATAGTATTCCCTAATAAAAGTGGTAATGAAGATGTTGATATTACATTTGGTAATAATGCAACTATTGTAAATGTTGATTTAGGTGAATATACTATGATATATAGATGGGGTATGCCAACTTATCACATATCTGTAATGGATCTTAAAAATGTGGAAAATTCTACTGATTGCTATATAAGTAAAAAAGAAACTGGTGTTATTATATTAAATCCACATTTTAATAATGATTATTATAGTCAATTACCAAAGTTAAGAATAATATCAGCAATATATGGCGCATTTTGGCAAATAGATAGTAAAAATATTAAAAATATTAAAGGTATTGTAGATGTGAAAGATATTATAATAGGAAAAATTATTTCTGATTCTTTAAATATAGTAGTGAATAATACTATTTTTGGTGATCCAAGTCCAAATGTTAGAAAATGCCTTAATATTAAGTATTTTTTTGAATCTGAAGTATATGAAAAATATTTAGATGAAGGCGAAATTTTGAAAATATAATTATACTAAATTTTTTATCTTATCGTAAATAAATTCAGCAATAATTTTATATCCTAATAGATTTGGATGATAATCTCCTACACAATAATTATATCCATCACTCCAAACATTTCTGCTATTATATTCCCAAACAGATATATCATTTTTTAATTCATATTCTTTTAAAATATCAGATGTTGTACTTTTTGGATCTATAAAATAATATGGCAAACTATCATAATCAAAATCTTTTTCATATGAAAAAGTAGAATAAAATGAATTGAAATAAAAATGTTTATATGGTTTTAATAATTCTTCTATTTTAGTATAATTAACAATAGGTCCATCTATATCTCTATATGGATAAGAAAACATTATGATTATTACATCATCACTTTTTAATAAACCAGATTCAACTAATATTTTTGTATTTTTTGCTATTGCTAAATTGCTTTCACCACATTTAGCATAAACTACAAATGGACAATCAAATTTATTAGCCACCCATCTTGGCCAGCCATTGTGTATCCTTAACTTTTGTATGAATTCTCCACCATCTTCTGGAAAAGGATCTTCTTTATATTTAGAATCCTCTTCAACTCCGTGACCTGCGGTCCAACTATCACCAAAACAAATTAATCTCATTTATATAGTAATTGAATAAGTTCTTCAGTTAAAAAAGTAATCATCTTTTTACCAGGCTTAACTTCTACATCAGGTATATTTTTAACTATAGAGAATTTGTCATTACCTTCAATTGTAAGTTTGCTAATGTGCTCAAATAAAGTTTTATCTTTTTTGTGATATTCTTTTACTTGCTCAACAAATTCTTTTAAGTTGACACCCATTTTATTGTTATATTTAATACATTGTAATTCATTCTCATCTTTTTCAATAAGAATGTACCACAATTTCTTTTTTGATACTTTAATATTTTCTAAGAAATTATAAGCATTTTTTGCTTTTACATTTTTTGGCATTTTTGCAACCTTACCGTAAAAATTTACTTTTTCATTAGCCATTTATAGACATTTAATTTCTATTATATATTAAGTAGTCAAGGTCTCTTTTTTCTAAAAATGAAGATGTGAATTGAGTTTATCTAAAATGTTTTCATTATACTTTATTCTGATAAGTTTTATGCTGTTATTTTCACAAAAATCTGTCTTAATTTGGTCTCTAATTTTTCTTATTTCTAATTCTGGTTCTCCACCCCAAGACTTTGATGCTCTAAAATGTTGAATACCATCAAATTCTATGCAAATATTGTATATTGGTAAGAAAAAGTCAAAAGGTAGGCATCTTATATTTTTACAATCTACAAATGTGTGTTGAGGTATAAAAATGATATTTTTGTTTTTTAGATATTCTGTTATTTTAAGTTCTCCTTTAGACATATCAAGTTCACATTTTGGGCATTTATTACCACGAATATGAGAATTTGGAGTTTGTTCAAATTCTCCATGATCAGGACAAATTATTTTAACTTTTTTATGTGACGATTTATATATTGTTAAAGAATAGATATATTTATTATTATGAACATCATTTGATTCATTAATAAATTCTTCTGTTGTTTTTCTTTTAGAACCACCACATTTTGGACAGCCTATACCAGATAAATGAGAATATGCTATTTGATAAAAATTGCCATGTTCTTTACAAACAATGTTTAAAATTGATCTTTGATTCTCATATTCAATTAAACTATAATCATACTTATTACTATGAGTAATATTTGATTTTTTAATATATTCTTCTTTTACCATAGATTTTTTCATTTTATAATTTTATTTTTGATGTATCTGAACCAATTTTATTGAAATATTCTAATAATATCCAATCTAAATAATTGGATCTATTTGATGTTTTATCATCTAATAATTTTAATATTTCTGGATTAATTGCTATGGATATTTTCCTTTTCTTTTCATTTAATTCTTTCATAATGTTTTTATTCTATATATAAATATTTTAAAGTCATAAATAGTGATTTTATCATAATTTTTCATTTTTATAAACATTTTTTTATAATTAGAATATAAAAAATAAAAAAGTAATGAGGAAAAAAGTACCTGATGATGAAAAAAAGAAATCTATAACATTAACATTAAATCCATATATTAATGAACTTTTAGATAAACATTTAAAGGAAATTGGACTAAATAAGTCAGAGTTCATAGAAAATTTATTGAGAGATAAATTAAAAAATAATAATAGTTAAATGCTTGTAGATTATGAATATAGAAATAATAATTTAATAATAAGTTATGTAGATAAATCAGGTGCAATTAAGTTGAAGTACAAACCGTGGTCACGTGTTACAAAATTTATTACAACTGGAGACGATGATCCAGAAAAATCTGGAAGATTTGTTACTTGGGATGGTAGATCAGTTAAAGAGATATATACCAAATATCCTAATAAATACTCTGTTTATGATTTTATAGACAATCTTCCAAAAGATGAAAGAGACGAAATTTATGATTATAATGAGCCTGATATATTCTTTGTGGATATAGAAAATGAGATTCTAAATAAAAAACCAGAACCTCATTTAGCTGAAAGTGCAATTCAAACTATTTCTATTGTAAATAAAAATAGAATTTTAGTTATTGGAACTGAACCACTTAATCAAAATCAACTTGATTCTATTGAATCAGATATTAATATACACTTTAAGAAATTTGAAACAAAATATGTATTCAAATATATTCAATATAAGAATGAATTTGATTTGTTGTATAACTTTTTCAATAAGTTAGTACCTAAAATGCCTGTAATAACAGGATGGAATTTTATTGATTATGACTGGGTGTTTTTAGTTGCAAGAGCAAGAAAGATTGGTGTAGATCCAGATGTAGCATCATTCACAAAAAAGATGAACCAACCATTTAATTTCGGTGGCGGTGGAGGTGGTAAATATGGTACAAAAATTAATTATGCTGAAATGCCAGCACATAGAATTATTGTGGATTATATGGAATTGTTCACAAAATGGGACACTTCAGTCAAAGTTAAAGAAAGTCAATCATTGGATTTTGTATCTGAAAAGGTTCTTGGTAAAGAAGTTAAGAAAGTAAATTATGAAGGTGACTTAACCAGATTACATCGTGAGGATTTCAAGAAATTCGTATTTTATAATGCGGTTGACAGTTGCCTTGTACAGAGAATACATATGAAGATGAAATATGTAGATATTCTTTATGGTATGGCTGTACTTGGTAAGATTAAAGTAAAAGACGCAATTTCAACTCTTGCTTTGACTGAAGGAATATTAAGAGAGAAATTAAGAGATCAGAAGAACATTGTTCTTGTAAGAGATGAACACGTAGACGAGTATGGAGATAGTGACTCAGCATCAATAAAAGGAGGCTGGGTTAAAGAACCAGTGAGAGGAATGGCGACTTGGACTTGTTGTTTTGACTTTGCTTCACTTTATCCTACAACAATGAGACAATTTAATATTTCTGCTGATTCATATAAAGGACAACAAGTTAAAGGTAAAGATTATTCTATATTTAATGGACATCAGTTAATGATAGATCCAGAAGATATTGTAACTCTAAATGGCTCAGTATTTAAGAAAGAAGTTGGTGTGGTTACACAGGTTATGGGTGAAGTTTATTCTGACCGTAAGAAGTGGAAAAAAGTGATGTTCGATAAGCATGAAGAACTTGAGAAATTGAAAGAAGAATTGAAAAAATTAGAAGAAACTCCTATTTAATAAAAAAGCCTCATAAGAGGCTTTTTTATTATTCTGATTTTTTAGTTTTAACTACATCTTTAATACTGAATTTTTTGATAACCATTGGATCATCGACAGATTCAATATAAGCATCTTTACCTTCAATTCTATTTAAAAATCCTTTAACTGTGCCATTATCAATAAATACCCCAGCATTTCCACCGATTGTTCTTTCTTTTGGTGTTGGAGGATCAATTAAATTGAAATCGCTAATTTTTTTAATTTCTTGTGCTTTAACTGCACCTATTCCAAAATTAGGATTTGATTTAGGTTCTTTTTCTTGCCCTAATAATGTGTATTCTGGCTGTTTTTCTTCTTTTTTTGCTGCTGGGACTGAAAATGCTTCAAATGTTTTAATACTTTCAAATTCTTCTTCATCATTAATAATATCATCTTCATTAAATATATCATCATCAGTTTCTAATTCATCAATTTCTTCAATTTCTCCTTCAAGTGGTCTTTCAAAGAATTCTTGTTCCTCGTCTTCCATTTTTCTGATAATTAAATCGTCATATCTGGAATGCCTACGACCTTCTTCATCTTGATATAAATTTTTATCTAATCTACTTTCTTTAACTTTTTCAAAATTTTCAAATTTTTTAATACTTTCTTCTAAATCTTCATCATGATCACCTACTCCAATTTCTAAATCATCGTAAATGTTCTCTAATTCTTCATCACTCATATTTTCTAATTCTTCTTTTTCGAATTGTGAATAATCATAAATTAAATCTATCATATCTTTTCTATCAATTTCATCTATATTGTCTAGATCAGTTGGGTTTTTATCTGGATATTCTTCATAATAACTAGGCTCAATATCTCTATCTTCATAGTCTGGTTTTTTATATTTTTGTAATATTTCTTCATCGTTGAAATCATCTTCAAAATCCTCAAACATTTTTATATCGTTCATATTTTTAGTTTTATTTTCTTTAACTATTGGTTTATTTACTAATTTAGATTTAAACGCAATTGTTTGTACACTACTATCTTTTTGACAAAATTCCTGCCATGATTCTATTCCTGTATCTATCGGATTACCAATATATTGTAGATTTGGTACATTATGATTAAGTCTGTCATCTTTTGTTAAATCCCCAATATCTGTTCCTTTTGTCTCTGCTCTCAATTTTTTTAATTGCCTTACGGATGTCTCCTGTGGTAACATATAAGTATATTATTTTTATCTATATATTAAAAAACTATTTTCATTTTTTTAAAATAAAAAAACCTCTTTTTAGGAGGTTTTTTCATTAGGATCTTGGTATATTAATGGATATATTGGTTTATTCCAATCTTCAAGTATTTGTCTATTATAAAATTCTTTTTTCCAAGTTTCAAATTCTGAAGCTTCAGTAGATAAATATCTTACATCTTTACCATTTGATTTTGCATATTCAATTTCACCTTGTGTTGAAGAACCAATATAATTATCTATATCTATAACAAATATTTCGTTTGCTAAGTCAATTTTTCTTTTGTGAATCTCATCTAATATTTCTTTTTCATCAGTAAGTATAGGCTCTTTATCTACATGACCAAACATTGCAACTGATATGACAACGTTTCCTTGTAATGTTAGCCATTTATTGACCATTAAAAATTCATTTTTATATTTTGTTGAACCACATAATGTTATAACATTCATATTTTCTAAATTATTTTTTATTTTAAGTCTTTTTAATTTTCTTCTTCGTTGTTTTTTAATATCTAAATTATCTAATGCTTCTGCTATTTGTGGTGAGACTACCACATAATTTACAGATACTTCTGATAATCTTTTTTGTTGAATAACTTCTGATGCTTTTATAATTTTTTTAATAAGTTCTTTAGTTGTTGTCATTTTCAATTTTTTCAATTTTTTGCTTTCTACTAAAAAGCAATTTTGATTTTTCTGTCAGTTCTATTTGATCGCTCTTACAATATGGACATGTTGTTACTAAAAACCTTGCTAATAAACTTTGAATTAGCTTATTAGATTCAGGCTCTTCAAATATTGCGCCACAAGTTTTACAAATATATTCCATTATACGTGACAATCTACCATTGTTAATAAAGTATCTTCTGGTAAAGATTCTAATAATTTATTTAAGTCTTCATAAAAATTATCATTCTCATCATTAGAGATCCATTCACCATCTTTTAGATATGAATAAATTGAAAATTTTGAATGTCTTTTAATATAGGATTCTTTGGTATCATCTTGGTGTATTCCATAAGAAAAATGTATATGACTTTCTCCTTCTAGAATTTTTTGTTGAGCTTCATACCAGTTTTTTGTTGCATCCTCAATTTCATCCAGTTTCATACCTTCAAAGTCTATATCACCAAGCCTGATACTATCAGCATAACCTTTTTTAGGTATGTTGTCAAATACCCCAGGTCTACCAATAGCTAAATCCCCATAATACTTAGGATTATCTTTAACTTTGAAAGCTCCACTCCAACGACCACCAACTGAATACCAATCCCATTTTGATTTAGGGTTTGTCCATCTACCCCAAGAATCTTCTTCTTCATTTTTCTGATATCCGTGATAGTCTTCAGCAAAGTCTTTTAATGTTTCATAATAATGTTCAGGATGTTCGTTTTTAACCCGAATAAAATCATTTTCTAATTCTTCTGTTGTAAATTCTTCAACAAATTTTGCTCTTGAATCATTTCTTATTTCTTTTTGATCCATTGAGCACTCTAATTCATAAAATGGTTCAAGTTGTTCTTCAACATTTTCGCCAAAAACTAAAACTGTAAAATGCATAATTAATTAATTTTTAAATATTTATAATTTTTGAAAGATTGTTATAATATCATTCGCTTGTTCAGAAATTCTAAAACTCTCTTGTGAAACTACATTCATATCATATCTTTTTACTAATTTAGCAAAAAGCTCTGGTGTCATATTTGATCTTCCAGCTATATTATCACTTGGATCTTCAGAACCGAAGAAAAATGAATGATGAATAAATGCGTAACCATTTTGTTTTAATGCCCTTTGAATTTCTATTAAATAACATTCTATTACATCTGCTGTCATGTGAACAAATGAGTCAAATGAAAAAATAAAATCAAATGAGTCATTAATATAATTTAATGTTTTTCCGTCATTTACGGTATATGATTTTATTTTATCCCCGTATTTTTCTTTGCATTTTTCAATGCAATTAGTATTTAAGTCTACAATACTTAAATTGTTTACTTTTTCAAGTAGATATTTTGTCATTCTACCATATCCAGGTGCAATTTCTAACACTTCACCTTTTAGATATTTTTCAATTTTTGGATAAAGAATATTCCATAAATTATCAGTTGTTCCAAAAT